TTCTATTTCCTCTTCACTCACCTCCTCTTCCTTTTCCTCTTCTTTTGACTTAACACTATCGTCGTCATCGGAAACAACAACTTTTTCGTCTTCATCATCAGAATCTAACTCCTTATCGGATTCCGATTCATCATCAGAGACTTCTTCGTCGGAGTCATCTTCATCACTGGAATCACATGGTTCCGGTTCGGCTAAATGAATTTCCTGAACATCTTTAATGTCATTTTCATTGATATTGATTTCATTTACTTCAATGTTATTCATGCTCATCTTGCTAAATAAATCATTTAAAGGACGTTGGTTTTCCATAAAGGAAGAAAGAGGATGGTTTGAGGGAGGTCTCGATGAAGCTATAACTTTTATAACACCCATTTCCTTTACAACATTATTAACGATGTCTAACATTGTATCACTTTTTGTCTCAAGCGTGGAAAGACGTTGCTTGAAGTGGTAAACCAAAAGTAGAATCAAGACGAAAGTAATTCCTAAACTAATGAAGAAGAATGTTTCCATAAAATTAAAAACACTCATTTATTATAGAAAAATAAATTAAGGTTCAAGATCAAACGAGGGGCGGGGGAACAAAGGTTCCCCTCGCACCCCCCTCCTTTTACGTAGTCGGTGTCTTATTTAATTCATCAGTGGAACCTTTTATTAAAGGAGGGATCTTAAGGGAACCATAGGTTCCCTTAAAAATATATCTTGATTATACAAATGAATAATCCTGATGCAACGGTTCAATCAAAATTAAGCAATTCTACGACAGGGTCTACAATTTCCGATTATTATAAAAACACGACCAACTATTTCGCCAATAAAAATGCACTGATCATAACTTTGGTGTTATTATTGTTTTTATCTCTTTTAGGAATAAATCTATTGACATTATTGGGACAAGGGATACAATACATTGTGAATTGGATAGGCCCTTATTTTACAAGATTCTTTTTTACTGTATCAGATACAACTGGTGCGGTAATTAATAAAACCTCAGATGTTATAGCGGATACAACAAAAGTCGGTGTAGACATCGCGGATGGATCTGTCCATTCCATAGGAAATATTTTGAGAAATACCAATAATATTAATCCGACGGTTGGAGAAAATAAAATTTTAGACAATGTAATAAATATGGGAACCACGCGTAATAATATACAAGTTCCTCCGTTAAATCCTAATGCAGGACAACCCATTAACATTCAAACAGTTCAGATCCCCGTTCCTACACCAGTTCCTGTTCCCACACCAGTTCCTGTTCCTACACCGGTTCCGGTTTCAACACCAAAATCCATGTTTTCTTCCGAACAAAAACCGGATTTAGACGAAGTATTGAATAAGGCATCTAACAATAATTCCTCTCCATTACCCGATAACACAACAAATCCCATACAGAAACCAATTACAGCTAATAAAAATGGTTGGTGTTTCGTTGGTGAATATGAAGGGAAACGCGGATGCATAAGTGTGGGAGACAAAGATAAATGTTTCTCTGGTCAAGTTTACCCTACAGAACAACAATGTACCCGGGAAGCTTAGGTATTCGGAATCGGAAAAACTTATCCCTAAGGTGTAAAGGGTTTAAATAAATATTCCAATATAGATATATTTATTTATATGTCTCAGAATCTGGATGCTATTTTTTATATTAATTTGGATAAACGCGAGGACAGAAAATTAGAAATGGAAGCGGAACTCAAAAAAATGAATTTGATAGCAGAACGATTTTCTGCGATAGAACATCCACCCCCTAACGGAATTGTAGGATGTGGAAAAAGTCATCTTGCTGTTATAAAATTGGCAAAAGAAAGGGGCTATAAAAATGTATTAATCTTGGAAGACGATTTTGTTTTTATTGTTGATAAGCCAGAATTCGAAAAAGGGTTAACGCAATTATTTGACTCGACTACGGAATTTGATGTATGTTTTATATCATATAATTTATTGGAAGAACAAGAGTCTAATGTTCCGTTTTTGAAGCGGGCTAAGTTTTCGAATACCGCTTCTGGTTATATTGTGAATTCTCATTACTACGATGCTATTATTCATTTATATGAATGGTCCGTTCCTTTACTCGAATCCACATGTCAACATTGGATATATGCGAACGATCAAGTATGGAGAGATTTACAAGAAAAGGACAAATGGTATTGTATTGTTCCAAGATTAGGCGTGCAAAGTGACGGGTTTAGTGACAATTCACAAATGTTTATTGCGAGAGGGGTTTAGAAAAAGAGACGCAATGGCTAATTTATGTTTTTTGCATTAAAAAACATAAATAAATATATTGTTTGATTATAAAAATGGATGATCAGAAACTGTCAAAAAATAAAAACGACAAAAGTAACCGAAATAAATCACGTTCACCTGACAATAAAAAATATAAAGGACTCTTAAACAAATATAATGACGATGACGAAATTATAACGGTTGAAAAAAAGAGCGATCCGTTGATTTCCGAGATCGAAGAAGAAATTGTATCAACGGGATCATTGAATTCTAATGATGAAGAAGAAACTAACCCAATTATGCTACTCTTATCTAAAATCGAAACCATATTTTCAATGTTTGAAAAAAAAGAACCACGTAAATATGCGTTATATTTCATAGGTCTTGAAGATAATAATATGTTTTTATATCTAAGTTATAAAAAAGAAAAAGAACAAATTTTATATGAATGTCAGCATCTTTATGATTATCCAAAATTATATAGACCAAAAGACATTGTTTTTACTATGGATGATTGTGAATTGACCGACGCTGATAATTATGTAAAAATATTTATGAAAATGTTTGGCGAAGATACTGTTCGTGGTGGTAGTTATACTGACATTATTTTACCAGAGTGGCAGAAAAAAACATTAGATCTTGAGTTTGAAACCGCAACCATTGAAAAATTGGATGAAAATGAAAAGGTTTTTGAAAGTGTTTATGTTTAACTTTGAAGAGCACCATATGGTATATAGTCGATTTTATTTGGAGGATTTGATGTCATGTTAAATTCACTGAATGCCGGCAATGAAGCATCTGCGAATGAACAATTAAATACAGTATTGTAGTATGGCTCATCGAGTAATGTTGCTAACGATAAATTGGAAATAACTTCAGTTAGCGATATAGTTGTATCACTTTGCCCACTAATAATATTTCCATTTACGTCATATAATGTAATAGAAAGTGTAAATGTTAATGTTATTTTATAAGCAAACTGATATGCCATGTATAAAATGAGATTATCCACGTTTAATAAACCAATGTATTTCGCCGCAGTAAATCCACCTCCTGATGTTGGTAACATTACCCTAAAATTATAGTTACTCGGTAAGGTTACTGTATTTATACCAATAGGATTCGCCGGTATTGCCCCATAATAAGGAGTACATTTTGCAGTAGCAACTTTAACATCTATGTAACTCACGGGAGTACCTCTTGAAAGAGTGTTTTTCACTCCTTTTATATTTATAGAAATTGGTGTCTGAAAATTAAATGTATTGGGTCCTTTCTTGTACGCATTCCACGATATTACTACGCAAGTATTATAAACATTTGGTAGATATTCAATATCGGGAAAGAGTTTTTGTGACCATATATTAACATTTATCGAACTCGATTTATCAACAACTATACTGCGATTGGTTACAAAATTATAAAGAGGAACGTTTGGATTTAAAAATAAACTTCTAGGTACACCCGGAACATCACATGCAGTCGTCGATGTAACTGCATAAGGATCGGGTGGACAAACTTTTGCATGTGTTGATAGGGAAATTAAATAGGATAATTTTTGTTTTTTTGTCGGGTTATTACTACTTTTACTATTTTGTTTATTGTATTTTAATATTTCTGCTTTTCGCCGCATATCAAATTGATCTTTTGTGTAAATAACATTTGACTTATTATGGTCTTCATGTTCATATGGAGAAACGATCTCATATCTAGGTGGAACGGGTTTGTCCATTTGGTACAATCGGTATTCATTACATAAGTTATCAACGGTTTGTTGATTTTGGGCATCAGTTGTTATTGACATTATATATATTAATTAAATTTAATATATATATTAAAGTATAAAATATGGCTATAACTACGAAACGACTAATTCGATGAGTACCATAGATTCGATAAATAATAAGGAAATCCGGTAGCATCCGCTGCACTTCCTCCACCAGCGGCATTACTAGCATTTTTATTTCTACCCCAAACCACAATATTATTAATTTCGAAAACACTCAATGCTCTGTTAAAGTAATGCAAATCCGCCAAATTTCCGTTGAATCCTCCGTTACTGCATATATTTACATTATAATAATTCTGCTTTGGAACTTCGTCTAATACAAGACGCTGTGTAACCGTTCCATTAATATAAATATCAATAATTTTATTTTTCAAGCGAATACAACAATTAAACCACTTTTGCATAGGAATATCTGTTACATCTATATATTGTGATACGTTATTGGACCAAATATTTGCCGTGTTTATTGCGGCATCTCCATATTCGGTTAAATCGGAAACCACGTCCATAATGAATCTAAGTTTCGTTTGATTGGAACTCGGGTCAAAATAAAGATATAATCCAGGTGCATTATTTACAGACGATATTCCCGTGGGATCTTTTTTGGGTTCAGGTTTATTTCCCTTATTGAAGATGTGGTGAAATTGGGTTTTATTATTTTGCGTATCAATCGGTAAAAAATATAACCAAACAGACCAAGTAAATTCTATGCCGGTGGCTTCATTCGATGAACGTAGAATCTGTACAGAATTTTTATCTTTCGGATCTTGTGGTATGACCAATTCAGAAGAACCATTTGCTGTTCCGGAAATCAAATATGGAGTCGTACTTGGAGATGTGAAATATCCTATCAACATTATCCCTAAATTGCATAAAAATAGGAATACAATTAAAACTAAAATAACAAAGGCAAATTTGGCAATAATGGTATTCGATTGTAAAAACTCGGAACTTCCATCAACCATTGTCTTGGAGGAAAAGTCATTTAATGATGACTTTACCGATCCGGCCACTTCTGAACTTTTTTGTGCGACATTGTTGTATGCGGAAACCGTTGACTGTTTGATAGAATCGAATGCATTACTTACGGAATCTGGTATTTTAAAACTTTGAAAAGCGTTGCTCATTTCTATATACTATATTATGATGACACTTTATTAGGGGAGCAGGGGAACCAATGGTTCCCCCTGCAACCCCCTCCTTCTCTTCTGAAAACAAATTAAATGATATTCTAGGAAACATCGTTTAATTAAAAAATAAGGAAGGGGTTTAAGGGGCATAGGCTTCGCTGAACACCTTGGTTTCCCCTTAGAAGAGCCTATATTTATCCTGCTCTACATTATCTTTCGATACCGAAACATCCACATTATAAGATGAGAAGAATCTCGATATTGCTGAACTTCCATTTCCACTCATATAATTATTCCATACCTCCTGTGGTCCCATTGGAGATCCCCAGCTGGTAAATCCAGATACATATGCGTTAAATCCCGTTCCAAGATTCATCGGGTTTGCAGAAGGTGTTCCCGGTGTAACGGGGGATTTGGAAAGCTGTGTGGAGTTCACTAATTTTCCATCTAAATAACAATCAATAATCGTATTATCGCAACTTAAAGAAACATAAACCCACTTTTGAACCGGGAAGTTATCCGTAATCTTAATTGTTTGGGTTCCCGAAGGATCCAGTCCAATATCACATTTTAATGTGGGTGTAGTTGTATCTAAATATAATTTAATATTTCCGGAACGATTAAATATAGTTTTGATTCCGTTCGAATTCCACTGTTGTACATAGATCCAAATAGCATAACTATATCTGGTCGATTGCCCACTTGCTAATGTTGTCATCGCGGGATTTGAATCGTTCAAAGAAGCCGTTTTCACCAAAGTCGTGGATTTTTTAATGTAAAACACATATAATAAATAAAGTAAAATGATCACAATAATTCCTAAAATAATTGTGAAAAAACTCATGATATATATACTGTGCGACAAAATAAAGGGAACCTTTTGCTTCGCTAAGGTTAGGGGGAACCCCCGGTCTTCAGAATCAGCTTCGCTGATTCAAGCCCCTATAACCCCTTCCCACCCTTCGGGCTGTTTAGTTCCTTATCAGTTTCAGTAACAACAAATAATTTCAGAAAACCGACATAATTGTTCTGGGTTCCCGGTGGATACTGCTGGCTAAGGTTCCCTTTTGATCCCTCCCTTAAATGCGTAAGCTTTGCTGAAAACATATTTTTATTTAGATCCCCCGGGGGTTGCCTGATATGGATCTAATACTTCCTTATTTATCGGTGGGTTATAATTCATAAACAAATTATATGAATTGGCAACATCTTGTGCATTCAGTGGATGATGATGGTATACTACATTACATACCGCTCCATCAACACCAATATCATCACCAACCGTAATCGAATCTAAACCACTATATTCTGGCATAATTCCTTCGTTCATTTTGAAAGATCTTTCTAAATTTCCATTTACAAAAATATCTACAATGTTTCGGTTATAATTCATAACAATTTGATTCCATTTCTGGTGAGGAATCTCTATTTCATAAAATGTCTTGGAATCTAAATCATATTCTTTTTTTCCAGGGGGGTAATTAAATGAAGGATCATATACATCTTGGCTTGGTGGATATTCGGAAAAATAGAATATATATTTATCACGTTCTTCATGTACATCGCGTTTATCGGGTCCTCCACCACTATAATATCGAATCATTGGTTTCACTACTTGATATGGTACCCTTTTAACATCATTTATAATGGGGAAACTATTTCCACTTGTATCGGTAAGCATAACTCGTCCAGATATGGGATCTTTCAATAAACTTTGAATGTCTTTTGGATCTAATATGTGAATAGTACTTTGTGCGTTGTCTTCGGTGATCTTCAGATTATAAGATGTGAATCCATAGGTCAAAATCTCAGATTCTTTTGTATATGCTTGTCTCGCTGAATTTTGTGGGTTAATATATACCCACATGGATATAGCATAGTTCTGCCGGAAAGAATTTGCTTCATTGGGTATCATTATTTTATCCGCGGTGGTA